CACTCATAAACATCACAGGAAGACCTTCAATTTCTACCTTGTAATTATGTTCTTCGTAGATAACTTCTTCTACCTGCTAGCCTAGTTTCTTTGCTACTTGGTGTCTCAATTTATCTCTTTCACCACCGCTTGCTTTTCTGCATCAGGGTGACGGCGCAAATGATGGTCAATATGAGACGCTGCACTATCATGGCTTGAATCTTTAGACTTACCACCATTTAATTTTTCTGCGTCACTATGACCAAGATAATTCTCTGCCATATCGCGATTACAATCGCAGTGATTACAGTCTGGGGGACATGTGCACTCACTTACGGGTTGACCGCAACATTTATCAGAGCACATCTCTTCTTCTTTAATATTTCTCTCGGCAATCATTTGCCGGTAAGTACGTGCAAGTCTCATTAGTTGTCTACCTTCTGTCCTGCGCGCCATTGATAACAAGACCAATAACGTGCTTTATGTTTTGGACCTGGATTGTCGCAGTTATGTCTTGCTCTAAAAGACTTACGGCGAGCTGGGTCATCTCTTTTAATACTTAGGTTAGGATCGCCAAAGCGAACTACTACGACTTTACCATTTGGGCCCATAGTATACACTTTGAACTTCTTATTTGGGTTCTCTGATGTACGAATAGGATCATTTAACTTAACAGTCTTGCCTTGGTACTCTGCTTCCGTAATCTCTATATCTTCATAGAGGTTACATTCTTCACAGATACGATCAATTTCTTCTATCTCTTTAAAGGTCTTCATTATTTCTTACCTTTTTGCATATTAATATACCAATGTGCAAGTTGTTTCTTACGTGGTGATGCACTATCTGAGGATCTTACTTTTTTTAGATCTGAGATTGATTTACCTTTTAAACCATGTCTAGCCATATCACCTTTATCTTCTGGATTTTTACCATCCATAAAGTTTTCAGAAGCATCTTTGAAATCTTGAGCTGTAGGAGCGCCTTTAGAACCAGGCTTACGCATTTTCTCACCACTACCGGCTTTGATACGAGCTCTCTTCTTATGGATATTATCCCATAAGCCAGGTTTCTCACCTTCTACTACTGTCTCAAACATCTCATTGACATCGATCTTAGGCTTCTTAATCATACCACCAGGTTGCGGTACTCCATCAACAGCAACAATAACAGGTATTTTTTGATTAGGTGTATCTTTTGCGTATTTCTGTGCAGCATCTTTACCGATTTCAACTGCTTCAAACATAGTATTTACATCCGCAACTTTTTGCTCTATTCTCGTTCTTGCTATAAAAGCATTTACGCGAGCAAAACCTAGCTGTTGAGGTGTAAGATCACTACGCTCTTCTTTTAAACACTCATTAACACCATTTTGATACACTTCCTCTAAAACCTTCATACTGATATCTGATTTATCTGCTTTTTTACTCAATGCAGTGTAAACCTTTTCATCAAGATAATCAGAGGTTTGCTCATCAAGCTTCTCCATCATATAATCGACAAGCTTAAAGATATCTTCCTCGTTCATATCAATAACGAACTCCTCTCTCTTAATATCAGCAATCTTTGCACGTTCTAGTTCACGTGTATGTCTTGCCTTCATTCTTTCTTTTTCGCGATCGTGCTTTTGTTTTGTACCTATTACATCCTCAAATACTTGATTAGTATAGTACTGTTCAAATAAAGAATCTAGTTCTTCTGTTACATTATAACCACGCGCTTTTTTGAGTCGAACCATCTCTGCTTTTCTAATAGCTGGCATCAGTCTCTTAGCCAACTTCTGAATTAAAGATTTTCTTTGCTCAACTCTTCTATCGATATTCATACGATCTGCTACTGGCAGTGATGAATATTTTAATCCTCTTTGTCCTGCTACTCTTTTACGCACTAAATTACGAGCAGCTTTTTGTGCACGTCTCGTAAGTTTTGATTTAGTAGCCATACGTTTAGCAGCAATCTTACGTGCTCGTGCAATACGAGTCTTATATCTACGCATTTGAATAGCGCGTTTACGTCGTTGCTGAATAGATAATACCTCGGTAAGTTCTTGCTCTTCGATATACATCTCAGCAAGCTTCATACCATTCTTTACCATGTCAAACATCTGATCGGCAATACCTTTAAGACGAGTTGGAACTCCACTCTTAAATGATTGCATATCGCCATCTTCAACTGCTTTACGCATTTTAGATGCTGACATTCCTTCTGCACCATCGGCATCAGGATCTCTTTGTCCGGCGCTCATAACTTTAGTTGATTCAAAGTTAAAGTCTTTGCCGTTATAATTCATAACTCTTTCATAATCTTTGATACGATCTGAACCTGCAAGCAATACTACATGGTCAAAACTTTTAGCGACATGCTGTAATGCTTCAATCACGGTCCTGGCAGGTGACTTCTGGACGTGATTACCAAAAGCTTTCTTAGCTAAGAACAGCTTATCATCATAAGGGAGAGGATTCTTCTTGGCATCTTCACTATGGGAGAGCAATAGTATTGGAGTAGCACCCATAGAACGCGCTACTTGAAGCTGTTTTTTAACAAGCTTCTCGTGACCTATAGTAGGAGGGTTGAGACGGCCCCACACAAGTACAGCTGTCCGCCCTGATGCTTCTTGAAGTTTCGGGGAGAGATTGATTTTGTCTGCTGCTTTACTCTGAACGGACGTCTTTTTGTCCTTTTTCAGATTAGCTTCCTTCTCAGGAATTGTCATTTCTGGTTTCATTTTTTACACCTGCCAGGTTTTCCGTGGACTTACTGACTGTAGGATTGCTTGTAGCCTAACTACAGGAATATTTAGCTAGCTTAACGTTGCCAGCCTTTCATTATATCACTAGAAAAATTAGCATGTGAAAACTGTAACCTGTCAACTACTTTAACAGCGTTCTTACCCATACGATCGATTGCAACATAACCTTCTTCACCTGTGACTTTATAGCCATCTTTAGTTAAAAGGAATGTTCTTGTACGGGCTGCTTGTTCCATCTTACGAACAATCATTAATTTGGCATCTACTAGATGCTGCATCATTGTAAAAATATTAGTCAACGCTACTGGATTAGATAAGACTTTCATCATTTCTTTACGCTTATCTTCTTGAACTTTTTTACCAGCTGCTGTTTTTTTCTTAGCGATTTCCTTATCAAAATACTCATCTACGTGCTTAAACAGTCCTTGCGTTAAGCGACGACCATCTGGCCAACTTTGACCTGCACGAATATAAGAATTAAGATAAGTTTTAACTCTTTGACGTACTGTCTCATTCTGTGATAGTGCATTCAAATAGGCAGCTGGAACTTTTTTAAATGCTTTACCAGCCATACTTAAATGCATCGTAATTTCTTTTGTTTCTTTTGCTGTCATTGTAGCACTACCTGATACATCTTTATAGGTAGCATCTACAGACCAAACATTTGATGAGCTTTTTAACTTAGACGCAATATCTTTACCAAAAGAAGCTTTCATATCTTTAAATGACGAACCTGTATATGTTGTATGCCATACAATACCAATTTTAGCTCTTTTAATTGATCTACCAGTATCAGAATCTGATGGAACTGCATATACAATAGTATTAGGATGAAAAGTTATATACTTCTCATCTTCAATAGTATCTGGTCTTAAATCAGAATCTGCAAATAAAAAGTCTCCCTGATAGCATATGTTTGTGATACCCAACTCAGGGAGATACTCTAATGCCATAAGAAGTTTAGTTTGCAGATCACCTGAAGTGTCTGCTTTTTCTTCTTCTGGGGTCTTATAAACTTTTGGAGTCGTGTTAAGATGGACTTCTTAGCAACGTAAAAACGTCCGTCGCTAGGGTCAATGCCAGCAAAAATAGCAGGAGCACCGTCCCACTTAACAGAAACATTGACACGAGAAGCAGACTGACCGGCAAGCATATCGCGAAGAGACTGAAGAAAATTAATAGATCCGCGAGCTCCTGCAACACCTCCGTTGAGCACGTTGTCTTCAAGGTGCTCCATATGCGCATTGGTTGATTCATTTAAATATGTACCGAATTTTTTCATTAGGAATACTTTACAAACACTGAACTGAAACTGGTTGATGATGCTGCATAACCAATAATATCAGTAAGCAGACGCTGTTGTTGAGTATTAGGGAGCTTAGCAATTATTGATGCATATTGCAAACTTAAATACTTACTATACCTCCACCCTAGGTTATTTTTATCAAGAGCAGCTTTCATATCATCTACACTAATTTGCAATCTACTCTCTACTATATCATTATACATCTTTGTCATCTCTGCTGCTAACGCATCGGTTACTCTTGACACATAAGCACGTGCTTGTTTATAGGAGAGAAAACGTATATTAGGTACATTAGATGTCAATAACTCTTCTAATGGACCACCTGATACTTTACCTCCAGCAGCTGATGCGCCTTTAATCTCACCTTGCCATCCAGTAGTACCGCTACTAAATGTTCTTAGTTGCATCCTACCTCTGTTACTACCCTGTTGGAATAACAAGTAAGCATCTTTAGCAGTTAGGGTAGATGTAAACCCTATTAATTTAACTGTCTTTAGTACTGCAGTATCATTATAGATCTGTTGTACAGGTTCAGCGCCTGGTCTTAATACTTTTAAGGATACGCCTACTAAATTACGCGCTTCAAATTGCTCATATAAAAATTGATTATACTCAGTAATGCTTTGAAAATGACTTCTTGGCATCCTAAAGCTGCTTTTAACAGCCCAGATGTCAGCAGGGTTCCATTTATTAATATCTCTAATAGGAAGTGCTTCTTTCTTTTTATGATAATAAAACTCATCCTCTAATTGCTTTACAAATGTACCACCTCTATGAAAGATGTATGTACCACTACCTAGAAAAGATGCTAGTTTATTAGCAATCTTAAAACCTGAATACTGCCAGTTTGATGGAAGTGACGCACATTGTTCTAGTGTTCTATCACAATCAGCAAAACGACCAGGTCCTCTCTCAAAGACCTCGTCTGCTGTATCTAAATCACTGCCCTTATTCTGTCTCGCTGCACTTGCATAGGCTTGAAATGATTCACCTCTTGCAGTAGTTTCAGCTCCAGCACCAGATTGTTTTGCAGGTTTAACTACAATACGAATAACAGCACCATCGACTGTTGCATCTGTACTTTTAAAGCCTTCAATACTTGAAGATGCTTTTACGCCTTGCACATAATGAATGTTACGCGTAGTTAAATTCTGTTCAATCTTAGCTTTTGCTGCTACTCGATCATCAGCACGTGCAGTAACAATATACATCGTCTCCGATTTCGGAACTACGTCATGCGGATACGGAATATTGTCTTTTAAGACTTGTTGTATTTTAAAGGGAACTAAGGCCATGACTTCCACATATACTTTCTGTATATTTAGCGGTCTATACCCCTAGTGCTCTCGCGATCTGTTTGCTATCTGACGGTAAAGACTTACCTTCTTTTA